CCCTGAGCACCTTGAGCACCTTGAGGACCAGGCACAGTCGAATCAGCACCAGTAGCACCCTGAGCACCCTGCGGACCCTGTGGGCCGATGTCACCTTGCGCACCCTGCGGACCCTGTGTACCCTGAGGTCCCTGTGAACCCTGAGCACCAGTTGAACCCTGAGCACCAACAGCACCTTGAGGTCCAGTATCGCCTTGAGGACCTTGCGGACCCTGTGCGCCGGTTGCTCCTTGAGAGCCTTGAGGCCCGACATCGCCTTGCGGACCTTGCGAACCAGTCGCCCCTTGAGCACCAGTTGCGCCCTGTACGCCCTGGGCACCGGTGGCACCCTGCGCACCGGTTGCCCCCTGCGGGCCTTGACTTCCTTGAACGCCTTGCGGACCTTGTGACCCCTGCGCACCTTGTGCGCCGGTGGCCCCCTGAGCACCCGTTGCACCTTGTGCCCCTTGCGACCCTTGCACTCCTTGCGGGCCTTGCGGCCCTTGTGATCCGGTAGCACCCTGCACACCCTGGGCACCCTGTGCGCCCTGCGCACCAATCGGACCAGACTGGCTAGTAGTAACAACAGTGACAACAGCATCAACACTGGTAGCCGTCACAACGGGTGACGTCACCAAACCAACAGTTTCATCCGTACGAGTAACAGTTATTTCGTAACTGGTTTGGTTGCCCCGATTGACGGTGACATTGGTTGTCGCCATCAGTTACCTCGTGGTGTCAGCAAGTACCGTCACTGTGCCGGAAAGAACCGTAGAAACAACACCAGAAGCGGTTTCCTGCAAGTCCCATGTGTACAACCCAGGAGCCAACGCCGCTGACGCTGTAGCCGACAACACACACGTCACTTGACCAGAAGCACCACTTGTCACCGTGCAAGTAAAACTGGCCTTAACCGTAGTTGATTCAGGGTTCGACCGAATCTGCGCCGCATAAGTACGCCCCGTAATGTTGATCGGGGTGGTGCCGTCAGAGGTCATTGTGACAACCACCGTTTCGGTGTCGCCACGAACAATAGTCAGATCTTGGTCAGCGGGTTGTGCCACGCTACCACTTTACTCTATCGGCCCAGTACGCCGCAGACATCTTGCCCTTCTTGATGTTTGCCGCATGGCGAGCCTTGAAAGACTCCCGACGTTTCCGGTACGCCGCAGATTCCCCAGCCTTCTTCGGGGAACCCGAAACACCCTGCTGACCGAACCGGATCAACTTCACCTTCGTGCCTTCCTTGGCAAGCACGGCGTGGGATTTGCTGGCGTTCGGGGTGCGCTTCGGTTTGTTGTACCCAGCGAACTTCTCGCCCCTGTATTCGATCGTCATTGGTTCGCCGCCCAAGCATTATCAACCAGATTCGGGTACTTTCGACCCGCCTTTTTTGCACGGGCCTGCGCCATCTTTTTCTGGTCAGCAGACAAACTTTTCGATTTCTTGTTCGGGTTCTTGGTATCCCAGAACTCTTTCTTCTTTTTCATACCAACATCCTTGCATCCTTGAGTACCAAGTACACGTTTTCCGGCACCTCATAGGTTACACCTTTACGGAACGTGTACGAGTTTTTGCCGATGTCACAGTTCAGGTTGCGGTGCAATGTCACCGATACCACCACGTCAGGTTGTACCCAGGTGTCTGTGGACAGGGCGGTGCCGGTGGGGATAGCGGCCACCAGTTTGTTCACAGCCTTCTTCCAGGAGAACTGGTCAGCCAGTTTGGCGTTGACTACAGCCTGCTCTTTGCGGTCAGCCCAGTTGCGGTAATGATCCATCATTAACTGTTCCAGTTCATCCTGGTTTGGTTCGTCCCACTGTCCAACAGTTTCGGCGGCTGACTTACGGCAGGACACCACCCCTGTTGCCAGATGGGCGAACTGTTCCTGACCGGTGGTGGTGGACACTATCGTGGGGATACCAAGACTGATTGCTTGCAATGGCATCAACCCGAACCCTTCACCTCGTGAAGCGGCGATGAACACGTCACCTTCAAGGAACCAGGTGCGTTGCATGTCAAGACTCATCCAGTTGCGGTGCATCACAATGTTGGCACCAAGGTTGCGTGTCGGTGTGTCTTTGGCGTGTGGTGCCGCTTTGATGTGTAGTTCAGCGTCAGGTAACCGCAGGTTGTTGAATGCTCGAACCACGATGTCTAAACCTTTGCGCATCCACAGGGAACCTCCGGCGTGGAAACGGAACGGGCCGGTGCGTGTTTGTGGGTGCGGTTTCCAAAACGTGCGATCAACACCGAGCGGCACATAGGTCACGTTGTTGTGATGTTGCGAGAACAATTCCACATTATGGTTGCAGGGGACAAGTATTTGGTCGTATTGCGACAACCAACGTGTGAACGTTTTCGGCAACTGGTCTGTTTCCCACATTGTGAACAACACCCGATGCTGACCATCCCACCAGCCGCCCGCTGTGTGCGGCACACTCATGTACACGTTCACTGATGCTTTCGGATCAAACGTCACCGTCTTCGGTGCATTGGACATGAACCCGTCAAGCATTGACCCGTACCCAAACTTTGGGTCAAGGCACCCTGTCCAACTTTGATAGTTCATTCAACAGGGGCTGTGCCCGCACCCTCAATCTGCCACCGCTCAGTTGCATGATTTTCCAGCAACGCTGACCCGTCAATGCTTTTCGGTCTTAAGCCCTGTTGCCGTAACCGTTTGTATGCAGGCATATCTTTGTTCCATTGGCGTTCAGTGCGGTTGATTTCTGCTACCCGTGCACCACGACTGGTAGTTGTGTTCGTACCCATGCGAACCCCTGCCACCTTGCAACCAAAGCACCCCTCAACATCCAAACCTGGATGCACTTCTGCATGTTTCACGTTATGTAATCCTCGTAACCTGCCGCTATCAGATCGGCTTCCTCTTCTGCTGTGATCGTGTGCACATGCCCGCCGTGATACAAAATGTCCACAGTGGTCATGTCTGACGGCTGATACTCGGTGAACGAACCATCAGTCAACTTGTACACGTTGCGGCCACGTCGCCCTGGTTGAAGAAAAGCCATGATGCCTTGTTCACCTGGTTCCGACCAATACACAAAATTATCTGTTGGCGGAATAAACGTTGCCATGTTTGCAGAATAGCAAAAGCCCCCCACCCGAAGGCAGGGGGCTCATGCTTGAACTAGTTAGTTCAGGAGTTTGCGCCGATGCTCGAAGCAGATTCGATGCGACGGAGTGCTTCCTGACGGAAGACTGCGTAGCCAACGAAATGCTTCCAGCCAACTGGACGGAAACGCTTCAGCAGGTCGGTGACGGTGCCGTACACAATGGTCGGCTGTGCACCGTACTCGCCACCAAGGCTGATGCCCTTGGCAAGTGCCTGACGGCCCATGACGAGTGTTCCGTACACGTCGATGGTTCCGGCTGAACCGCTGTTGTCCGATGCGTTTGCAAAGAGTGGCGCACGAGGCGACTCAATGAAACGGACACCTTCGAACGTGCCAATCTCGCCGTTGTAAATACCGGCAGGGTTGACGTAGTTCGCTGGCGTACGCCATGCGGCGGCGTCGGTTGCTGAGCGGAAGTCGTACGACACGTCGGGGTGAATCATCGCAATGTACGATCCTCCGAAGGTCGGGACGTTCGCCTTGCGCAACTGAGCAACCGTCTTGCGGATGTCGTTTGCGGTGAGGAGGTCATCTGTGTTGATGGTCACACGGCTTGACGGGTCGGTTGCTCCACCGGTGGCGTAGATCACGTTGGATCCGGCCTGGGCGGCGGCACGAGCGATCGTGTCGATTGACAGACCTGCGTTGTAACCAACAGCGTTCGCCGCAACCGGATCAACCGGAAGGAACGACGTTGCTCGCAACTTGGCGGTCGTGACCGTTGCGTTGCCGTACTCTTGCAGGGTCACCGACGTCTGGCTGTCGCTCATTGCAACAGGGGTGACATCTTCTGCCTCACCCAGTGGGGTGGTGGCGGCGGCAAGATCCTGGAAGATCGTGAATGTAACAGTGGCACCAGGGTTTGTTGCGTTGGTTGCTTGAACGTCTGCGAACTGGTCGAAGTACATTTCGTCACGGAGTGCGAAGTACGCCAACTTTTCAAAGGCGGTCTGGTCAACGGACAAGTTACTGGTGCCGGTTTCGGCGGCGTAGTAATCAGCCATTTTGTTTTTCCTTTACGGATAGATGGGTTTGAGGTTTATGCGCTCAGGTCAATGCCCTGAGCCTGTGCCTCTGCAAACACTGCCATCAACTCTGCTTCGGACTGTGCATCGTTGATTCGCTTTGCCCAACTTGGTCCTTCTGGTGCTGACTCTGCTCCTGCGGCAACCTTGTTTGTGGTTTGCCACGCTTGCTTATCTTCACTTGCGGGGTTCGATTGGGGTGTAATCAACTGTGCCTCTTCGAGAGCCGCACGGATTGCATCTGGTGAAAGTTCACCGTCGTAACCTTTGACGAAATATTTGAACTTCGGTTCGGCTGGATCTATTCCTGCCTTAAGGAAGGTCGCTTCTCGTCGGAGTTGTTCGGCTTCCGCAAGTTGCTTTTTGTACTCACGGTTTTCTTTCTCCAACTGCTTCATCCTTGCCCTGACGGGGTTGGATTCTTGCGGCTGATCGTCGTCCTCGTAGAACTCGTCTGCGATGTCTGACATATGGCACTCTCCTTTGAGTCCACGTCGTACCGGAGGAGTACGACGGCTACGTTGTTACACCCCATTGTTACGTTGAGACTTATGGGGGCTGAGTCTCAAGTTCCTCCCATCGGGATCGGACTTAAGATAGCAGATTGTTATACACCTTCGCAACAATGGTGTTTTTTGCCGCAGTGCGGGCAACGCCATCTGGTTGCGATTGGGTCGAATGTTTCTTGGCAGTTGTCGCAGGTCACTGGCCGACGGTGCGCAGTCCGGCTAGTCCTGTTTGTGATGCGGCGAATCCGCCACCTGCTTCGAACTCTGCTTGACGGCGACGTTTGCGGGTGGCGATTCGTTGGGCGGCTTCAGCGTTCAGGCCGAGTACACCAGAGATTTGTTCTTGTTGGCTGATGGCTTCTTCGCCTGTCATTTGTGGTTCTAGCAGTCCTCGTTGCTGGGCGATCTGACCGAACCCTTGACGGGCTGTTGCCTCTGTGATTCCCTGGGCACCCAGTTGCTCTGCCTGCTGGGCAGTAAGGCCCATACCTGCCTGTTGGCGGGCTTGGGCGGCAATCTCAGCCGCCTGGATCTGTTGACCGAAGACGCTGGCGTTCTTCTTGGATGCCAAGACGACATCTGTGGCTTTAGTTGGGTCTAGGAAGTAGGCGGCTAGGTCTGCCTCGTTGATGCCATAGAGGGTTGTCAGTTGCTCTCTGACGGCGGCGGGGGCTTGTTGTGCGGCAACATAACCACGCTGGATACGTTGACCCAGTTCATAGTTGGAAACGTCTCCACCAATGAATCTTGCAAGGTCTTCTGGCTGGTCGTAGAACCCCAAGGGCATACCGTTGTTTCTTAGGGTATCGATGTAGTTATTTTCGGCTTGGATGTATTCGCTTGGGGTTAGCGGTTGGAGTCCATTGGCTACCCGTGCTTTATTGCCAGAAAATCTTTTGTCAAGAATCGGTTGGGCAAGCGGGTTGGATTCGATGCTTCGAGCAACCTGGTCGATGTCGGTGTTATCGATTGTTGGGTCTAGCCCAACTTCATTGATAATGTTAAACAGATCGCCGAGGCCCAGTTTTACCAGTCGTGCTCTGAGGTCGTCAGGGGTTGCCATTAGCGAGCCTTTCCGAAAATTTTGTCAACCGAGTTAATCAAATCGTCATACGTTTTACTTGCTGTTTTGGTTTTTTGCCATTCAGGTAAACGACGCAAATAACTGGTCCACTCAGTAGCATTCATCAAACGAGCCTCACCACTCTTCGGATCCTGATACGTCAACAATTTGCCGAACTTCTCTGGATCGGTGAAGTCGATAGCAGACCCATCAATCTCCAACACCTGCGCCGCAATGTTCTTATACGACGACACAGCATCATCCAGCGTTCCAGAATCCAACTGGGCCGCAACCGACGGATACAAACTCTTTGCCTGATTCCTAAATAGATCTTTAATCTGTTGCGCAGAATATTGTCCGTTCAGAACACCCTGCACATAGGAATCAACCTGCGAGTCATTCAACGCAACCCCGTAAGCACGAGCAGTACTCCGAATCCCAGCCGCATCCGCACCAGCCTGCAACGTTGTAGTCCCAGGCTTTGCCCCAGGTTGTGCCCCAGCGGCAATAGCCTTATTGACCTCACGATCAATCGTCGCCTCATCCCAGTCGCCCTTTAAAGAACTGGCGGCAAGGAACTTAACCTGATTGTCGCTAAGCGTATAGCCGCCCGTTTGTGCCACGTTCCGCACCTGAGTTTCCCGTGTGGCAACAGTGTCAAGATACGCACGATCGCCAGTTGTGGTGCCTTTAAGGTAGGCGTATTCGCCTGCTTGCAAACTGCGAGCCCACTCACTTTGTTGGGTTACTTTCGTAATGATTTCTTGTCCTGGTGTCCCATTGACATACCCATCACGAATGATCTGTGCTACTTCTGGAACAGACTTGTAAATGTTTACAAGCCAACCGTAGCCATCTTCCAGGAACGTCAGCCATTCAGGGGAATCAACGAATGCTTGGCGAGCCGCCTTTTCCCGTGAATCAAGTTTTGGTTGCTCTTTACCGGTGCGAGAAACTTGGAAGTTTTTCCAACGTTCCTGCCGCTTACCTTTGGTTGCCATTCCCTTCACGCCCTTGGCGTTGAAGTAGTCGTTCAAGGACGCAAAGTTCTGCCCAAACTGGGAGTTAATTTCATTAAGAAACTGTGTCTCTAATGCCGTAGCCATCAACGCCCCCTGCTCAATGCTTCATCGATCCCAGAGAAAATGTCCTGCATATTACGAACATTAACCTCTTCACCAAACTTTGATGTCAATTGCTTCTGTGCAAAAGTTTGAGCCTCTGGCCCTTGTGTCACCACACCGCCAGCCTGAGTCTGCTTCTGGAAACGCAACTCTCTCTGTTGGAATGTGTTAACCAGATCTTCCATGTCGGAGTCCGACAGGGTGCGACCCAGCATTTCCTGTGCAGAACGTCGGAACACAGCCTTCAAATCTTCAGGGTTGCTCAAACGGTACGTTGGCAAATCTCCACCCTTAGAAGCCTGACCCTCACGCAATGTTTTTATGGCCGATACCCAGTCAGTTGACTGGCGGTTAGCCACACCAAGAACATCTCTAAACGCAGAACGTGTCTGAGAATCAACAACACCAGGGGTGTAGTTTTTCCCCAACTGTCCAGCCAAATACAGATTGTACTGAACGTCCGCAATTTGCTCAGACGACATGGCGTTAATCATGTCTTCATCACCAGAAAAGTAACGAGGTTGAACCTCTGTTGGCTTTGGATATTCCTGCCGCCCATAGGGTGCATCTACCCAACCCTTAAAACCGTAATACCCAGTTTGTTTGCCGGTTAGTGGATCAAGGATTTGTGTTCCCTCAACACCAATTGCCTGACGACTAGACGGGGATATAGAACCAGATGGCACTGTCCCATTGGCACTTCCGGCTTTGCGCAGTGCTTCGTCAATAAGCCCCTTGATGTCAATACCGGAGCCTTGATCTTGGTCTTGCTGTGGGGTTGAACGCTTACTTGCCATTATTCCTGCACCGTTGGATCTACGAACTCTTTAGATAATACTCGTTCCCACAATGGACGGAACTGAGGAACCGCTGTTGCCAGGGTTTGACCCACTGCGTACAGATTGTTCCGGTACGGCAGTGATTTCTTGCTATCGGTATTCCAGCCCTTCACCCCTGCTTTAAAGGCTGTTTCGATCTGCGCATCACGGGTTGCCAGGTAGCCTGCTACAGCCTCGCCCATCACAGTGCCCTTTACCTCTGGTTCGTTTATGATTTCGTATAGCGACTTGATTTGGTCAGCACGACGGGATTTTGATTCTTGGGCGAGAAGGGCGATGTCCCATTCGGGAAACTCTTCTTGGAGCCCCTCACGCAAGGTCTTTAGAACTTCTTGGCCCTGCTTTGAATTTTGCTGTTGCAAAGTCATCTTTGACTTAACCCCGTCATAAACGGAATATGCCACGTTGCTTTGCGCCTCTTTAATCAGTTCTTTTGGATCCTGGGTCTTGATAATCCCCCTACCAATAAATCTGTTATACACATTCTGTTCTGTTGGACCCCACTTACCAGGCTCTGTCTGTGGACCAAAATACCCAGCAACCTCTGGGTACGTCTTTACAAAGTTGTCGTTCTTGGTAAACCAATCTTCAAACTCTCGTGAATAAACCAAACCGCCGTACTCTGAAGAATCACGAATCGATCCCATGATCGCCCATACCTGAGTGCCGTACACATCGTAGAAACGCAATTCGCCGTCGGTTTCTGTTTCTCCTGCTTCAACAGCCTCTTTTTTGTACTCACGCATTTTGTCTGCGAGAACACCTAGTTCAACTGGACCTTGCTTGCTTTCGGCCATAAACGTTGCCACAGGAACACCAGGCAAAACAAAGTTTCCAAGGCCACGCAAGAAGTACAACTTGTTTGTTGCATCTTCTGCATCTTTAAACAACTTCATTACTTCTTTTTTGGTCTTTGGTGGGGATTCCAACATTGATGCTTTAGATTGCAATGTTTTGTTATAGAACGCTTTGTAGGCTTCTGATTCTTCTGGGTTGCCAGCAATGTAAGAAATTGCATCAGACATCATTTGACCAAATGATTTAGGTGCGTATTTTTCAAAAACGTCACCAACCAACGGCGACATGCGCTTTAACCATGTTGGGCGTGTTAGTTCGAGACTCAGCAAACCACCAACTGGCTGTGCCCCTGTTTCAGCCTGACGACCATACGGGTTAAACATTTTGTCCAACCACGCCCATTCCTTTGTTGATGGAATGAAATACTGCGATGGGAAACTAATCAACGGTCCAATACCTGGACCAATCGTTGTGAACATTGTCAAACTTCCAAGTGGCATTGAGAAACCACCAAAAGGAATATTGGCAAATGCTCGTCCTATAGGACCAGTGCCACGAAGAGCCACACGTTGCTCGCCAGTTTGCTGATCAACATAAATAAACCCTTCTTTCTTGCCGTCGCCGTTTATGTCGCCAGGACCAAGATCGGTCATACCGCCAAGTGCCCGTAATGCAACATCAACTTTGTGACCATTGGCTGGATATTCAGTCATCAACTTTGCCCAGGTTGACGACTCTTCACGCCACGCCTCGAAGAAGTCAAAAATGTACTTTGTCTGTGAACCAAACCTTGACTTGCTCTTTGCATCAAACAATAACTTGCGTTCATACCCCAAGCCAAAGGCCCGTGCAGAATCATCAATTGCTTCAAGATCATTAACACCATCAGCACGGCTAAGAATTAACCTGATTCTGTCCGCCTGCGGTTTAGGCAAATTGGCTTTTGCAAGATTTTCGAGAAGTGTCTGAGCCGCTTCTTTATTGGCAAGTGATGCCACCTCTTCAACACGTCCCCAATAGCCAGCACGGAACGCTGGGGAACGAGCCAATTTATCTGACGGCATACCGTACAAACTCTTAAAAAATACGTCAAGAACGAAGTCAAGTTTTTCTTTTACAAGACCACCTTTTTCGCCAGCGATGCTTGTCATGTTGATGCGTGGCCTGTAACGCACATGGGTTGGCATGTCTGCGCTATCCAACAACGTTCCTTCAATAAAAGTCTTGACTTCATCAACGGCGTCACGCACCTTGTACTTGTCAAGAGTGAATGCGGCCTGCCCGTTGAATTTGCCGGTAGCAATCAGATCAAGTGCTTGCTTGTTTGTTCCAGCAACTGTGAATATTTCTTGCTTAGATACACGAACAAACTCTCGTGCGTTCTCAATTGTATCCCAGTCATACCCTTCTTTGAGGTTTGCAAAGTTCTTGAAGTAGGTCTCGAAGTATCTACGCCCATCCCCACTAAATAGGTATTGGGCAATTTCTTCATCGGACATTTTCCCTGCGGCAATGACCCTGTAATGCGGGTTGGCGTGAAGATCTGCCAACTCTTGAGCAATGCCTTTGACCCATGCTTGTTGTTCTTTGACAACATTTCGTGACACAACCACAGACAAACCTGAACGGTCGTAATAACCAGTCCCATAGTTTTTGACAAGTGATTCACGAGCCGCTTTTGGCGTTTTACCGATCAATGCTTCGTTAAGTGAGGGCAACCCGTCATCCAGAATTTGTTCCAGTTCTTCTTGGCGCAACAATTTCTTTGGAAGATCGGCAAGTTCTTTAGCGTATTTGTTGCGAAGAATCGCCGCACTGGCTTCATCTCCAGCCTTAACTAGTTCATCAATTTGTTGGATAACAATGTTTGTTTGAAGAATTTCTTCGCCAAGTTCAACTAGTGCTCGTGACTTATTGACAGTTTCACCAAACACGTCAGCGACGTACATCCCCTTTACACCAAGTTTGCTGGCAAACCGACCGTCAGCGATGGCAAGCACATAATGAGCAGGGTGTTCAAATGTTTGGTTAAGAAGAACACGGGTTTGTTCGTTTGGAACAATGCGTGTTACATAGCGCACTGCCGCAACAACTGTTGGTTTCCAAATCTCTGAAGCAAACCACCCGTATGTGTCACCAAAAACTTCTGCTGTATTCAACACTTTGCTAATTGGCCAACCCGCAACAGCCGGAAGTTTGTCGGCTTCGGCCTGAAGTTTGTACAGTTTTCCAAGACGCTTCGTAATTTCGGGCAACAACGCTGGATCGACAACGTAAGCACCCTGTTTCAGAAGTTGCGTATTACGAACTGGTCCAAGACCACCACCATCCATCCACGCAGGAGGGGCACCGTCAGCCAAATCTAGCAACGTCCACCTATTAACAACGTCAACTGTTGCGTTCTTCCACTGTGCTAACTGGCGGGCCTCAGTCTTGGGAACCCCATTCTTGATAAGAGCATCTTCAAGAACAGTCTTTTCCCAACCTGACAGATACTCGAAAAATGATTTGCTTGTGCCTTCTCTGGCTGTGGCAATCCACTTATTAATCCACAGGTTGCGGGTTTCAATATTAAACCCAAGCAAACCCATGAGATCGTCAAGTCGTTTTGCGGCAACGTTCGGGTTGTCATTTGGGATAAACGTTGATTCAGGGTAAACCTCGAATAGGTTTGTGAACCGTTGCGCAGACTGTTTTATTTTATAACCCGTATCTGCTGAAGGGCGAAGATTCCCTGCTGGGATATTGCGGACGTGCACTGCGTCGTCAAGTTCAGTGACACCGTTTTCCAAAGCAGTAATAACACCGTTATGGTCGCTGGCTTGGGCAATGTTGTCGGCAGTAAAAATACCTTGACGTCCCAAATTTCTCCAGATTGTTGCCGCATCTTTTTCATCAACGAACGGTTTAGCGACATCCACTGCTTCTGGTGTGTTCTTCCACAAATCCCACTGCGTCTTGTTTACGGTCTTTCGTGCACCTTCGACAACACCAGCGGCTTTTTTCATGTTCTGTGCTTCTTCAACTGCGCCAGGAACAGCAGACAGGGCTGGGCCACGAGAACCAAAAGGTTGCTTTTGAGGCTTGCCGAATGTTGGATCAAGTCGAAGTGCTACACCGGTGTCAATTGCACCGGACAGAAAGTTATAAAGCAGTGATCCTTCTTCGGTAATGCCAAGGTCAACTAGTGATTGTCCTCCGCCACGACCAAATGTGTACGGCTTTTGTGATTCGCCAACAAGCGGGCGGTATTGTGCGGCGGCACGAGCCTGATCTTCAACAATTTTGCCACCAGGGAAAAACCCACCACCAGCAATTTCTTTGAATGATGCTTTTTCATCTGATACGGCGGCAGAAACACCCTCTTGAACAAGTTGCCCAAAATATGTTTGCTTAACAGGTCCAATCAAAAACTGGTCAATAAGACTTTTGTTTCGCTGAGTTTTGAACGATTTGCCGCTTGGCAGATAGTTCATGCCTTGATACAAAATATTTCCCGCAACCTGCGGGATAAAAGCCACACCTGACAAAAAGCCGGTTGTTAACGCCTTAAACAGGTTGACACGCCCATCTTCACCAAACGGTGTCTCTTCTTTTGGGGCTGTGGTTCTACCAGTCTCAGGTGTTGGGGTTACCCCAGACAAACGGTTCACGGTACGTTGACGTGCGGCCAACTGCTCCTGCACGGTCATTCGTGAACGGATGCCGTCAGCAGGAGAAATCCCTCGAACAAATGCTTTTTCACCAACAACCCGTGCTACTTCCTGCAACGCAGGTTCATTGTTCGACAACACCATCGATGTCAAAATGCCAGGGTTAACCCAGTTGTAAGTAGTGCGGGCAGAACCTAACTTGTCAGCCAATTCTGGTGTAGCAGTCGCCATGTACGTCTGCATACGAGCCGCACGTTGCGCATTGCTTTCATAAATCTGTGGATCGTTCCGTTCAAACAGAAGTCTCATGCGTCAAGATCCATCAACAATTCAAGCAACGCAGGGTTTGGGTACAAAGCGGCAACAGCACGGACACGTTCCGCAAGATCAGCATTCGATCCCATTTGCGGAGCCAAACGTGTCGGCACAATCTCAGGTCCAGCACCAGCACCAAACGACATACCAGTAGTAATCGGTTCGTTCGGACGGTTTGTTGGTGCACCAAGATCAGCAATTTGCCCAGGCATCGGCGGCGGAGGAGCCGTATCTGTTGGTGCTTGCGCTACAGGAACAGCCGCCTGTGCCCGCATTTGTTCAGCGGCCTTTCCGTAGGTTTGGCCTTTTGCCGCCATCTTTGCCACTTTCTGTGCAGGGTTCTGCAAATCAGTACGATTTGAATATTGCTCTGCCATCAGGCCACCATACCTGCGGGTGACCCGCCTCCTAGTTGACCAAGCAACGCTTCAAGAGAAGGTTGACCAGTAGGTGCCTGCGTTGGTTGTTCCATACCCATACCAGGCATCGACAAACCAGGCATCGTTTCAGGTGCACCAACAGGAGCCTGCGCCGCTTGACGTTCCTGCGCACGTTTCTGCGCCGCCATGATCGCCTCCGGCAACGACATCCTGTTCATCTGCACCTGCTCAGCAATGAACGCCAAATCATCCGGCTGGTACGGGCCGTTCGGGTCAGCGGCCTGCGCCTGAATTGACTGCAACAACGCCGCCTCAATACCCTCAGCAACAATGCGGTCCTTCTCCAACTCAGGATCAGCAATCAACGGGTCCGCTTCACGGGCGGATTCTTTTGACATGGTGCCAATACCAACACGTTGCCCGATACCGATGATGAGACTGTTCACGTCGGAACCAGCCGCCGCATACGCCACATAATGGAAATCGGTTTCCCACAGTTTGTTCGGCACATAGTCACGGACACCGCCACCCATACCAGGGATGAAGAACGATTTCGGTGCGTTACCCCAATACGTTTTTTCAAGAGCGATAGCAATTTTGTCTTCCTCAACACGGGCACCAGCCAGTGTGTCTTGTGCTTCTTGAACACGGAAATCGATCGTGGCTGACAGGATTGATTCGCCACGACGACCAGTACGAATGTTCGTGCCGGACTCACCACCGAACTCTGCGGGGATAGAACCTTCGAGACGTTCCTGACGTTCCAAACGGTCTAATGCCACATCGGTTTTGTACCCAGGGTTTGTTTGCAACTGTTGAATGTCGCCACCCTTCACAATGCCCAACTGGCCTGTTTTGCCGTCAGCGATCTGCAACACCTCAGGGTTTTCACCAGGGCGAGCAACCAGGTACTCGTCAGGGAAAATGCCACGCTCAATAGCAATCTCGGTCAACGCTTGCAGGCGGGCACGGGTTTGGTACATGCCAATGATGCCGTCGAACTGGCCTCGTGGCTTGTCCAATGTGATGCGCTGAGGGATAACAACCAGTGGCATACCGGTACGGTTCGGCATACGGGACAGTTCCACAGCGGCCCTACCCATGTAGGCGATACCGGACACAGGGTCACGGTCCTTGTCGTAACCTAACACTGCGGTCACAACTTCGTTGTCGCAGACGTACTCAATGATGGTGAACGTGTCGTCCCATTTCGGGTTTCCGACACGCAACACACCATCCAAAGCGTTCCCAAAGTTTTGCATCAACCACCGGTAGGTGCGGCTGTAAGTAAAAATTACGTTGTCAGGGACAGGGTTATCTGCGTCAACGGTTGGTGCAGGGAACGTGTCCAACGGGTTGCGCAAATGCCACTCAACAACCCGTTTGTCAAAATTGGGCTTAAGAAAGACTGGGGCGGAAGCGTACGCAAAGAAGAATCGTGCACGGCGACGATCTTTTTGTTGCATCCGGTTGTGGTCCCACATGGCAAGGATTGCCCGTTTGCGGTCAGCGGCCAGTTTCTTTGACCGTTCTTGTCCTTCACGCAACGCCGGAAAGTACGGGGTTGGCATCGTGGACGCCACCCGCATAGACATTTGATCCAAACCTTGAATGAACAGGTTCGCTACAGAGGAACGTGCTGAACGATCCAACTCGGACAACGGCACAATGATTTCACCGTTTGCAAGTCGGCGGATTTCCCGCATTTGTTGAAGGATCGGGCCTTGAGCCTCACGACGCTCTTTGTAGAGATCAACGATTTCTTCAACTGATTTCATTCACGACCTCTGGGTGGGCAAACTCCTGTGTAACGATAACACATCAGGCTCCTCGCAACATCCAAGATGGTCGCCATTGGCGGGGAGGGATCTTCACCGTTGTCAGGTTCGGCAGGTTCAGAACCGCCATCCATAAAGCCATCACAATGTCGGTGCCGTTCTTTTTGTCACGGGTCCATTTGGTCAACTCTTCAACTGCCGCCAACGTTTTCCAGTTTGCCCGCATCGTTGGGAACCGCATAGCCCCAGAGCGGATCAACGGTGGCAGTAACGCTTCAACACCGGCTTGTTCGTCCAGTTTGTTGCGGGACGTGGTATGCGGGATGATGTTGACGTTGTGGCGGGCTTGCCATTTGCGAACGAAGTCGTGCTGTAGAAGGAACCGCTGAGCGGCGTTAATTTCCACAACCCAATGGCTGATCGGGTACCCCATCGTGTACGACCGTTCCTGCCACTCCTCCATCACACCGGAATACACACGGGTTGTCGTGTCAAACCCCAACACCTCTTCAGCGGTCAGTTTGACCCGTTCGATGTCCACAACGTGGTACAGGTTTTGTTCCGGTTGGTAGATGATCCACACGAACGCCCAGAACATTGTGGGTGACGGGTCGATAGCAACGATGGATACCCAGGGTTGGGCGAGGTTTGGGGGGATGTGGGCGGGTTGCCGATCAACATCGATGCAACCTGGGTACATCACCCCGTCCATGCCCATGCCACCGGTGACCCAGGTGCGGTCAATGAGACGGGAATCCAGGTCCAGGTCTTCTTGTTGGTACACGACACGGAACACGTCTGGTTTGTTGTGGCGAATAAATGACAGGTCGGACCAGGGGAGACGTTTCGGGTCCAGTAGAGGGCCGTTTGGGTACGGTTCGGCTTTGAAACTGCGGCTGTGTTTCCCCGTATCCAAATCTTCGTAATACGCTTTGTAGAGGATGTGCTTGTACTTCTTATGTTTCACCGGTTCGATAGCGTCAACATCTTCAGGGTTGGTGACATCTTCACCGTCGTAGTTCATTTCGGTGTCCAGATCGTATGTTTCTTTTGCCAAACAGTGGGCGTACAAGTCACCGGACCCCAGTCGTTGCCCGACCACCGCTAGCAATCCACCTGGGTCACAGCGGGCTTCGGCCACATTGTCCCAACGTTCCAGCAACTTGTCCCGTTTGACTGATTCACGGGCGTTATCAGGGGATGCAACGTCGTCAAATAGACATAAGTCAGCACGGTGACCAATGAACTCGGCTTCGATACCGTACGCACGAACGGTTGGTTCTTTGTTATCTAACCCGTTGCCATCTAATTGTTCAACAATGAACTCTTCGGCTCGCCACAACGCCCCCTTATCAACAGGTTTAAACCTGCCATAGTCAATCGATAAAGCCGCCTCAGCATTTATCGCTAAACCTTTCTCCACCAGAATCGGATCAGGTTCCATCGGAGACACACGCTCCAACGTTTCACGAATACGACGAGAATACATCTTCGCCATATCAGCCGAAACCGACCCAATCATCACACGAACCCTGCGGTTACGCACAATTGCCCACACAGCCACATCATGAATCAACGTTGACTTACCCGCACCAGGCGGAACGTTCAACACAACGAACTCTTTCTCCTCCGATTCCAACAACTGGATCAAGGTCACAGCGGCTTCAACCTGCCAAGGAGACGGAACACGACCAAGATACCTGCGCCTGAAATAATCAAAATCATCCCAACCACGTTTCGCTTCCTCAGACAACATGTCGTACGGAATTACCGACGGCAAATCAACCGCATCCATCATTTTCTGATACGACAACGACTGCTTACCGCCACCACCAGCACCCTTGGCGCCTCTGGCTTCCCACACCCGTTGTTCCGCCTCAGCGGCTTTCACCCGTTTCAACCAACGAGAACCAGTGTTGTAATGAATACCAGTCTCAGTACAAGCCGCCTGAATACTTTTACCGGCGGCGATCAACGCAAAGAAACGTGCTTTGTCTTGGGGCGGAACCGCCCGTTTAGTCCCCATTTACTTGCGTTTCATACCTCGAAGACCAACATACACAGTCAACGCATCAACCCCAGCCTTCTTCAACTTTTGCACACCACGAACAGTTTTAATGATCGCCTCAGTCTGGGCAATGTTTCCAGCACGGGTTGCTTTCCTGATCGCCCCAACCTCAAGGTTGTTAATACGGGCCGCTTGTTGAGCCTCAGAACCAATACGGGTAGAACGCAACGACGGACCCATCGGAGTCATCGTCCTCGAAACACGCCCACCTTCACCAGTAGCAGTGAACAAACCTTTCATGTTTGCTGTGTACGCCGCATCAGCAGTACGGGTAAACGCTTTCTCACCGGCACGTTTCGCTAACGCACGAACACCAGCCGCACCAATACCTGCGGCACCAGGAGCGGCAGTGATAGTCAAAGCAGAATTAACAATGTCACCAGCAGTAGGTTTCTTAAAACCACTCGCAAGTGTTCCACCAGAACCAGCGAACCCTGAACCGGCCTGCTTCACAGGTGTCTTCGGGGCAGGCAAAGACGTAGTTTTCACACCGTTCGCAGGCGTTGTTGCACCTTTCGAAGAAACAGATTCTTGAACAGGTTGCTTCAACGGGCGAATAGCACCAGACTTCACAGCCTGATCCCACTGCTCCTGAGCAGACATCTTCTTCTTAGCGGCCATGTTGCGAACAATAACACAACATGATAACTTCCGTAACTAACAACTGAACACACGCAGGGCTGTACACCATTCGCACGGTGCGGGGCACATTCACACACGGAAACGTGGGTAGATGTTTCCTGCAACCAACCAGTACCCACGACCGACCTGGCCCTGTTGCGTCAGAGAAACAAGCGGCGTGATCAACGACAAATGATCAAACTTTGGTGTCGGCTAAAAATCTTGGCTACGGCCACCATGCTCAGTTGAGCAGAAGCGTGGGGGGAGCAATCACAGGATTGTCTGTTCCTGTCACCCCCACTAGCGCACCCCCCTCAAGGGGGGCTTGCTACCAGAAACATGTTGCAGACCCAACCGACGGGTTCAGGTTTGGGAGCGACATTTTCTTTTTTCCGTTTTTCTTTTGCAATGAAGGAACGCCAGCGGGCAAACGTAACACACAAGTAGGCTAGGCAACATGAAACAAAAATGCTTCTGCCTCCAAACCCCGATCGAAGTCTGGTGCTCCGACGAAGAAGACGACGACTAACCAAGCCTTCCACATAGCAAAAGAGTGAATATCAGCAACCTGTAATACATATATATACAGGTGGGGGGTGGCTCGGCAGACCACCGGTTGGCGGGGTGGAGGTGCACGGGGTGCTTGCAATAGTTAGCACTCTGCTAGCGGAGGTTAGCGGTCAGTAGCGAGATGCCACCTACCCCCACCCCCTCTAGTGGGTAGCATAAGGCAACTCTGTGGGGTGGAGAGGTCTCCGCCTATGGTTTGTTGCATTTGCAACTAGTTCACTGTCTGTGGTCGTTGCTCACTCTCTGTGGTGTTGAGAATTGGTGAGAATGGACTGTTTATCTAGACAATGAAATTACTAATTTTTCGGTCGTAAGACTTGAAAGTGTTGCACGGTTCTGATACGCTCCTTTCTAGTGGCAATTGGTGCCACGTTCCTAGAAAGGGGAGCAACATGGCAGGCAAGACCTACGAAGTGGAGGTGCTCATCGGTAGCCGGTGGAGCCTCACGATAGTGGCACGGAGCGAAGAGGAGGCGGAGAGCATCGCCAATTCGTGGACGCCGGAAGACCTCCTCACCAGTGACGTGCGCAAGGTGACATTCATCGAGGCTGACCGCTCAGTGGCGGCACCCGCCCGCTAGCCGTGCCTGTCCTCCTCTCCGCAAGGGGAGGGGGGCGGGGAATGCTAGGGAGCATTCCAAGAGTCCAAGAGAGGGGACACAACATGAAGACAGACACACTGTCTCCCACAGTGGAGGCACTCACGGAGGTGTGGGGCGACCTTGCCCGCCATGCCGAGGAGGTCACGGGGGTGACGCTCCCGCCAGTGCAATTGGTCATTCAACGGAGCGACACTAAGCGGGGCGTCAAATTGGGTCACATCACGACCCGCCCCGTGTGGGAGGGCTCCGGCGAGCATCGCCACGAGGTCGTCGTCACGGGGGAATGCCTCCGCCGCTCTCCTGTGGAAATATTCGGCACACTGGCGCACGAATGCGCCCATGCGGTGAACATTGCTAAGGGCGTGAAAGACACAGATTCTAACGGGCGTCATAACCGGAAATTCAAGGACACCGCCGAGAGTGTCTTCGGGCTCCTCATCACTGAGGCGGGTTCACTGGGGTGGACGGCTACGGCGGTACCAGAGGAGACCGTTCGGCGGTCAAAGGCGCAAATAGAGCGAATAGCGGCGGCGGTCACGGCGGTGGCGTTGACGCTCCTCCCCGCTCCTAAGGGCACTGGCAAGGGCGAGGGCTCCGGCGAGGAGGGCGACGGGGACGGCGAGACAGAACCGAAGAAGAGAGACAAGAACCTCCTTAGCCTCTCTTGCGAGTGTGGGAACAAGGTGCGAGCCTCTCGCAAGGTGGCGGATATGGGGATCACTTGTAAGGGTTGCGGGACGGATTACAAGGAGGTGGCGAAGGGCTGACGTAAGTTAGGAGATGCTCCCGCTCCGGCGGGGGTGTTTCTCCCTCCTCTCCAAGTGTGCTACACTTGTAGGGGAGAGAGGAGCACCAAGGCTCCGAACTTAAGAAAGAGGAAGACATGGACAGAATGTGGGAGTGCGAGTGCACAGAGTGCGGAGCGGTGACATTCACCGACCAGTGGCTAGGAGATGCCCCCTACTTCAATACCAATTCGTGCCACGAGTGCGGGCTAGGAATTGACACGTCACAGTGGTGTGAGAGCAACGAGCCTCACCCGTCAGTGTGGTCGTAGCGTTGCCTGTCCTCCTCTCCGCAAGGGGAGGGGGGCGGGGAGCACTAAGGCTCCGAACTTAAGAAAGAGGAAAACATGAAACAAGGAATACGGCGAGCCGGTGCCCGCTGGCGAGAAGGAGCCCCCGATTACGTCGTGGATTCTTTCGACATGGGCGAGCAATACGCCGACCGCTACACAGTGGTAGTGCTACCAGTGCACGAGGGCGAGGTGATGTATCTGACGACGAGCGAATCGGGGCACGTCTCCGGCTGGGGGTCGATGCCGGTGCACCACATGGCGAACTACCGCTACCGATGCGCCTACCGGCGTGTGCGGTGGATCGATTTACCGGAGCGGGTGCGGGACATGGTGACCACTGACATGGAAGAGGAGGTCACAGCGTGAACCGCTATTCACGACTAGCCCCTGTGGGGTATGCATTCCATGCATCGCTCTACTGTGCAGAGTGTGGCGAACACTTGCCAGAGATAGACCCCGAAGGCAACGAGAAACACCCGATAGCACCCTGGGAACTTTCCGACATCGTTCGGGAATGCGGGTTTATCTGTGGCGGGTGCGAGTCAAGTGTGGACGCTGACGGCGGGACGGTGCCAGCATGAACGACGAGCGGGTTCTATGCGGTGACTGTTCCGACGGGCTCGGAGAGTGGGCAGAGTGGGCGGACGCCCTAGAACTACCAGAGGAGGCACGAGTCAAGTGTGACCAGTGCGGGGCATGACCCCCGCCGGAGGTGCTGACGTAAGTCAGCGTCTCTCTGACTTGCAAGACTCACGGAACTGTGCTACGCTTGCAGGTGAGAGGGGCAACCGCCCCACCAAAAAGAGAGGAGCCAACAGTGGCACAACTAGACACGGAGAAGAGAGAACTTCTCCTATACATTGAAAATACTTGGGCAGTGTATCGGGCGTATCTCGCCCCAACATTGACCACAATTGCCAAGCACTACGACAAGGGGCAGGGCGACTACGGCAAGGCACTGGCGGCGATCTCCCGCTACACAGTCCTTCCAGCGGCTCGGCAGTACGTCCTAGAACATGGCTCCATGACTGCCAGCGTGAAACAAATGTTTCCGAAGGTAATCCGTGACGCAATAGCGGAAGATTTGTTGGAATACTTCCTAACCGAATACCGCCTTGGTAATCGGTTCTGGGTCGTGGCTTAAGACAGGAGCGCAGTCATGACACTAGACGCATTAACAGACACGCTGACCGCTATCCCTTGGCGGGCTGATAACGGGGAACGCCGTCGCTCCTTTGAGAATCTTGGCAAGGCAGTGGACTGGATAGAAGCCACCGCCGACCCGCTCGCCCCGTGCCACGCCGTGAACGTGGTCACCGGCGAAGCGTTCCGCATAGTCAAGCAGGACAAGACACTCACCACCATAGAACAGATCAAGTCTTAAGACAGAAAGGTAATTAGCAATGAATGAGAACTTGCAACGAGTGCAGGAACAAACGACAGTGCACGAGGGAGGAGGTTTGACTATTGACGGGGCAGAAGGAATAGAACACTTCAGGGTGCTCACCGCTATCACGGAACTAGCGTTCAGGGTGAACACTGGCGGGCGCATGTCACGGGCAAACCTCATCGGGTTCTGTGCTCACGAGTACGGCACCACAGGCAAGACACATAAGAAGGTGCTAGCCGAAATGGTGCGCCACTACGAGACAACGTACGGGCGGGAGATCAAAAGCATGTCTATCGTGGCACGGGCTCTCGGTCTTAAGACAGAAGGGGAGGTTGCGTAATGAAACCGACATGGATTATGGACGCCGGACACGGCTGGTTAGCCGTCCCGCTCGCCACCTGTGAAGGGCTGGATATCTCGCCCTACTCCTACGTCAATGGGGACTACGCCTACTTAGAAGAGGACTGTGACGCAGGGACATGGATCAAGGCGAGGCAGATACCGGACTCAGAGTGGACGCAGTACCCCACGAAGTGGATTAACGGCGACTGGTCTGGGCGCAACTACAGAAGGTTCGGGGCGTGAACATGGAAGGCAAGACTGTGGTCTGTGAGGACTGTTCAGAGGTCATTGAAGAAGACTCAGCGAACTGGACGTACGACTTCCGCTATCACGTCGGGGATAATGCCCCGCTGTGCGACATCTGTTGGAAGATTCGTGCGATCGACTGACGTAAGTCAGAAGGTAGTAAGTTGCATAACGCTACCGAACAGATGTTCGCCGAACGTGTGTTCTATTCCTTGCTGGGTAAGGGTTTCCCGCTTTACAAAAAGTCAATTGCAAGTGTGCAACATTTGTGATACGATGCCCCTGTGGCAAAAGCCACGCAACAGAAAGAAGGAAACATGAAGAAGAGCGGAAGGCTCCAAGGCATGTGCGACTCCTGCCAAGAGGTAGGGGATCTGTACGGCACAGAGCAGTACGGGGAATGGCTATGCCTTTCCTGCAAAGAGTTTGTCTACGGCAAAGACGAACCTCTCCAAATAGCAAACGGCAAGATCTTCGGTCTTGGCATCTGACATAAGTCAGCAGGGAATATGAAAGCAGAGTTCAGGCTCTTAACAAAACTCCTGCCGGTAGATAAACGGCAACTGACTGACAGACAGATGTACGGTAGTGAGATCCGCCGAACTTCCAAATGGGAAACCTGCATTGAGTGCGGGACGACGTACCCACACGACGAAGATCCAGTCTGTGACTGTGACTGACGTAAGTCAGTAGGGCGACTAGCAGACAGGCAGGTGCAAGTCCTGCCCGCCCACCATGCACACCACACCGGTGCGCAGAAACAAAGAGGAGGCACACAGTGCGAACAGAAGAACAAATCCAAGACAGAGCATGGGGGATCGCCTTCGGGCACTTCCTTGCGCAGTACCCAGACAACGCCACCCCAGACGACATCATGCAACTGATCGCAGACGAATCAGAAGAGGTCGTGTACTGGGAGCCATTCCAAGATTCACCGGCAGAGTGGATCGCTGAGCAGATAGACAACATGCAGTCGTTCATGGTGTCCGAACTGGCATGGGCAACAGGACAGGAGGGCTGAGACATGCAAGACATACAGACCATTGACGCCGTGATTACATGGCACGGAGAAACACAGAAGGAGAACGTCACATTCGGTGTACTCCCCGACTGGTTTGACCATGACGTCCACGACTACACCGCACTCGGAGGGCTGGACACATGGGTGTTCTACTGGCTTGAACCGGCAGAGGCAAAGACCTTCGGTGCAGGTTTTGACAACGGCGACTGGGTGGTGATGTCATGAACCGCAAACACTGGTCACCCGATCACCCCGCCGTCATCGCATGGCATGAACGCAACCCAGAACAAACCCTGAAACAACGCACAGACGCAGTGGTACAGCGGCAACGTGCCCGCAAAGCACAACACCGACCCGACTGGGCGCAACGACTCAACACACTGGCAGGGTTCCTGATCCTGCTTGGCTTGCTCCCGTTGCTCACCGTATTGGACGAACACAACGTGCCGCCGCTCGCCGGTATCGCCGTCCTATTCGGCGGGCTCACCCTCGCAGTGCTCATCATGTCAGAGTCACACCGTGACGATCTTTCGTGAATACCGAATGCGATGCGACAGATGTGGGAGAATAGATCCTTTGGTGGACGCCAACGACGGGCTCGTGTGGCGCAGACTCAGAGGGAACGGGTGGACACGCAGACGAGGGGAGGACTGGTGCCCGCTATGCAACGGAGCAAACCCGCAGTACTGGCAAGTCGGCTTCTGAGCCCGCTCACCGACGTGGTGTGGCAGTTCCGGTCATACGCCCTGTACCGGCGCACCCGCACCTTAAGACAGGACTGGATCGTGGTGCGGTTCCCAACCCGTAAGAAGAAACAGTTCTTCTGCTACTGTCCCGCCCGTGTGTGGCGTTGGACAACAGCACCAACAAAAGCACAGCGGTTCCGCAGTAAAGAACATGCTGAACGGGCAACACAGCAGTGCTCGTTGTGGTGGGAGGATCAGTACCGAATCACCAAACTTTGATAGCATCAGATCTGAGCCCGACTGTAGGAGTTTCCCCCTCTTTCCTCCTATGGTCGGGCTCTTATACGTTTCTGAAACAGTTCGTCCCGCTCCTTGGGGGTGGTGCCACCGAACATTCCGTCCCGCCTGCCAGCCACTTCCTCAAATTCCATTTGGTATTCGAGGCACTGACTTACGACAGGACACACGTTGCAGTATTCACGGGCACGTTCCCAAATGAACCTGCTGTTGTGCCCCTTCTCTACTTCTGGGAAGAAGATCGATGAGTCATTGACACCTGCACATGCCGCTTCATTCCACCATTCACGCATTCTTCCGACGCTTCCGCTTCGCCTCTTTGCGTTCCTGCACAGCATGTGTGGTCTTCGACTGATGACACACGCACGGACATGAGTCGTGCACTTTCTGTTCCCACACTGTCATAGCATCCAGCATGGTGACACAGTGAGTGCAGTCAGGGTGACGGGTGCTGTATTGCCACAGTTCAGTCTCGCTCAACAGCATTGACCATTCCCATGCAACCCAGATACCCGATCGCATCTACAACACTGTCCTCATGCCACCTGTCCTGTTCACGAGCGGTGCGCATTCGTGCCAGTTTCATAGCCAACGGGAAACACAACGACTCCTGCACAGTGAGACGTATCCCTGTCAGCCCGTAGAAGATCTCAGACACCTTCGTGTAGTCCTCTATTGGGTGGTCGTAGTCTGCGTGGCGGTCGCCAGTGATGAGTTCGTGTGCCCGTAGGACTATCTCAGCCCCTGTCACAGATGTGGTTACGCCAAATGGACGGCGAGTGGTTCTCTTCGACATCGTGTTTGTGCTCCGGTGAATCGTACTTACGGATAATCCAAATGCAAGGGTCACTTCCCTCGGCAAATTCCAAATCTTCTTCTTCGCTCATGGGCAACATGTCGTGGGTGTAGCACACAACGGGGCCGATAAACCCATTGCGTAGACCCGCTTCGTACCACAGATCGAAACTCAGTTTTGTAAGATCCATCAGAAGTCGTCAAACCCTGCGGGTGCACTGAATACTTTGCCGACCTTGGCAACTGTGTCAGCGGTTTGATCCTTGACCCACACATTCCAACGGAGCGACACACCGATGTCATCGACAATGACCTGAGTGGACTTGCCTTTGGTGCCGTCCTTCTTGGTGTATTCCTCAACTTCCATGCGACCAGTCAGGATCACACTGTCACCTTTGTGGATCGTGTTCGACACGTTCTCACCCAACTGTCCGAACACCACAACGTTGTGCCATGTGGTTTTCTTCTTGTCATCTTTGCCGTAGGTGTCAGCAACAGTGAACTTGACAACCGCCATACCTGAGGTACTGACTCGTACTTCTGGTTCCTGACCAACGTTGCCGATAATAGTGATGTGGTTACTCATTGGAGTCCCCTACTTTCTCTAGTTGTTTAGTTAATCCTGCCTTCTTAGGGCAAGAATGTGTTGGTGGTTGTGATAACACAACTCCTGTTTCGATTTTAGCACCGCAACTACGGCATGTCCAGATTTCTTTTGTCACGTCCCCGTTCCTTTCTGCATGTTCTGCATTCTCGTGTGTTGTCTGGTCGATAGTAAGTGTTGTCTGCATTGAACTCGTGCCCGTGCGCACAGTGTGTTTTGGCGGCACCGAAGTGGCGTCCTCGTTCTATTGCGTCCCGCATGTTGTCTGACTGTGTGCCACCTTCGAGATGGTGAGGGTTCACGCATCGGGGGTTGTCACACTTATGTCTTACGACAGGTGGGTAGTACAGGTTAGCGATGTAAAAGGAGAAACGGTGTGCGGCACGGTGTTTGTTTAACGCAAAGAAGTTCCCGTACCCGTCCGAACGTCTTGACCCTTGGTATTCCCAACAGGTGTCAGGTGTTCCCACAGCGACCCTAGACCAGAACCGTTGGGTGACTGAGTACGGTATGCGTTCCATACTTTCGGGCTTGGCTTCAGGCTCTTGCGCTTTTCGATGCACCCCCACCCCATAAACCCTACAGGATTTTTGGAGTATGTAAAGAAGTGGTATCCGGTGACGGCAATGCGGTTGGCGACCACGATCTGTTCCAGTTTGGTTGCCTGCCAGGGGGTCGGGGCGAAGTTCCTGCCACCCCACCGCACCCAGGTGCCGATGTAGATGCCAAGTCCGCCTGACCAGCGTCCTTTGTCTCGCCAGTCTGCGGTGCGTCCGTCTTTGGAGGATTCGCAGATGGCGACTTGTTCCCAGTATTCAACGGGTGGGATCTTAGGGTTGGCTAGTTGCCGTCGCAGTTCGCTGACTGCGGTGAATGATTCCTCTTTTTGCACGGGTGGTTTTTGTTCAGCCAGTGTGCGTCCGGCTGGGGCTAGTAGGGATAGGGCGATGAAAGTGAGAAGTGCTTTGCGCAATGTGATCTCCTTTGTTCGAGGGACAGGTCAAAGGTGGGTCATGCAACTCCTATCGTTAAACGGATTAGGTCAGTCTAGTACACGAATCACACACTGCGACAAAGACACAGCAACAAACTGCTCATCATCAGTGTACTTAGTTCTCTTACTTACGACAGGACTTTCCAACAACGTTGAACCATGCGCCAACAACACATGCGTTCGTTCATCATTCAGCATTGTGAAATAAGTATTGACACCAACAAACTTCAGTTTGCGGGCAGAGAAATGCACAGTGCCAAACGGAAACAACTCACCGTGCCAGTTGTGTTTCACTTCCACCTCGAAACCGTAATCAAACCAGTCCTTAAACGCAAGCACATCAATGCCGTACTGGTCGGGGTTGACCCATGCATAAAACCCTCGGCTGTACAACCAGTCGATCACCTGCCACTTAGCATTATCGTCCTCGTCATACAGCGTCGGGTCAAACGGTTTCTTAATAGCCTGCTTCCTTAAGTAAGGAAACCCACACATGTACAGGCATCACTGCATACCACTCAGCAACGTTCGTCGTGCCACGTTTCTTAGCGATCACAGCACCAGTGTCAGCCTCAGCGTTAGCGATTTCGTCAGCCAACTCTGCTAACCATTCACTGAACTTCAACGTCTTGTGGTCTTTGACTTCGACCACGACTGGGCCCATGCCGGTGATGTCACCTTTGTCGCTGGTGCCATGCAATGCTCGCCGTTCAGCGTACGGGAATTGCCCTGAGTCTCGCAGGTAGCGAACCACTGCGGTTTCAGCGGCAGTTCCTTTCTGCTTCTGCTTACTCATCGTCGTCTTCCTGTTCTTCTTCGTCGGTGTCGTCAATCGTTGGGTCGTCGCAGGCGTGGCACAGCCCACCATCGGGTAGGTTGTGACAGTTGCACAGCCACCTGTGGTCATTCCGCATCACGCACCGCCTTATCTAACGCTTTCATCAGCGTATATATGCGTATTTGTAATCCGTCTCGCTCTGCCCGTAGGCGTTCAATCTCATCAGCGCCTTCATCCATCATCTTAAACAAGTCAATGTCGTTGCCTTTGCCTTCCCGTAGTCGGGTCACAATGTCGTCACTCACCACGCACCGCCTGTTCGTAATCTTCCACCATCTGTTTCATGCGTTCTGCACGAATAGGTCCAAGCCCGTTTTGACGGAGTTGTTCGACTAATCGGTCGGCAATCGTGCGCCACTTATCACGTTCACGTTCAAGATGTTTGATGTACTGCTGAGTGATGTAATGCGGTTCCTTATGGGACTCAAACATCATGTCTTTGGCGTAGTACTCCCAGATGTCGTCGCCCATTAGAACGAATCATCCCGTGCACACTCACGTTCCCATGCCTCCCGCAACAGATCACGGAACAACCGTGACCTGCGAACCTCACGGGTCTGACATAAGTCAGCGATCTGCCCCATCTGTTTCTGGGTGACACGCATACCGATAATGCGGATTGATGCCTCAGTTGCGTCAGGGTCAACGGTTCGTTTGTTAGCCATCACGCACCTTCCTTAAAGTCTTTGAGTTCCTTGAATGCGTTACGCAACGCAGGCAAATCGTTCTCCGTCACGCCTTTGTCCCAGTCCAAACCGGCGTTACGAGCAACAGTCGCAGGATCCAACTGTGCTTTCTCACAGGCGGTGACGAACTGTGCACGTTGCTCATCGGTCAACACCTGGGGGGCGGCAGGTTCTGCGGCACGGGCGGCGAGACGCTGAGCGGCGGGCTTCGGACGAGCCGCAGGGCGGGGCTGTTCGTTCTCTTCCCATTCCTGCTTTGACCACAGGCTGAGAGCAATACCGAATCGCATGGCCGCATTGCGCAAGAAGTCACCGACAAGTTCCTTGTCCAGATCAGCCTTGTCGGCACGAACAGAACCAACACCAAGACGTGCCTGACCTAGCAAGGTCAACTCGCCCCACATGGTGGCGATACCGTTCTCTACATGAACAGCGGGACGACCGTCTTTCCATTCGATCGGAACCCAACGCCAATGCGGGTCGATCTCCAACAGAATCTTGGTGATCTCAGCATGGGACACATAGTCCAGTTGGATGCCACCCTTGGGTAGTTTGCCGACAATCTTCGGGTCGGGAACCCCGTACTTTTCCAGTACAAGTTTCAGTTTTTCTGTGTTTGCATTTTCCATTACTTAGCCCCTTTCAAGAGCAGTGTGCGGGTTGTTACTTGTTTCGAGAAGTTGCGGGCGATCTCAGGGTGAGCCGCCTTGAATGCTTTGATGTCCAGCGAGTCACGGGTTTGTGGTCGCCACGTTGCAACAGTGGTGCCATTGATAACGAGGCTGGTGTGGTCACCGATTAGTTCGCACAGTTCCGCCTTCAACTGGTCTTCCAATTCTTGGTACGACTTCAGTTCTGCTTTCACATGCTTTAGTCGTGCAACCAGATCCAGGTAGTCGTCTGCCACTTCAACTGGTGAATCCTGTTTCGGTTGTGCGTAACGGGTGCTGATTGTTTCGTATGACCAGTGCACACCTGGTGGTGTCATGCCCAGATCGATAGCGTTCAACCATTTCTCTACAGCGGAGATGTGCTCAGCCGCTTCAGACGGGGTGACCTTCTGTGTGTGCAGGTGAAGAATCATTGATGGGTCAAACACTGCCCAAGTGATTTCTTCCACGTCAGCACAGATTGCTTGGTGGATTCCTTGGATGCGCCAGTAGTCCGGCAGTTCACCGTCCCATTGACGGGTGGTGGTTTTGATTTCCAAGATGCGACGGTCATCACCGTCCTCGTAGAACCCGTCCAGTGTGGCGATCATTCGGGCACCACCTTTGGATTCTGCGACGAACATTTCTTCGGGTGTGTCGTAACGTACCCCAAGTTTGTCGCAAGCCCATTCAAGGACGAACGGTTCGAGACGGTTGCCTCGTTCCATTGCTGGGTTCGGGGGGATGGGACTGGGCGGTGTCTCCCCTAGAAGTTCTGCGGCGAACTGATCTTGTGGAACGAACGGGTGCAACCCGTAGATTGCCGCCGCTGGTGAAGCACTGATGCGCTTCTGCCCTTTCTCATCCCAGAATCTTGCGTTCAACCATTCTTGACCACCGTGTTCCGGCTTAGTGATTCGGTACCTGTGAAGAGCCATGAGCCCCCTCCTTGTATGTGAAACGATTAGGAGTCACTTTACAAGTGGGGTGTATCACAGTCAACAGGCAAGCAAAGAAATTTCTGTAGAGAACGCTTTGAGGAACTGTACGGTGCGCACCATGCCGTCAGGGATGTGCATGGGGTGGATGCCGTCACCTTCTTTTAAGGTTTGCCAGATCGTGACGTGGCCCTTCTTGCCGCCAGGTTCAGTGGGTGGAATAAGAAAACCTACTGTTTCGACCAGGCATTCACCGTCGTCTTCGTAGTCTTCGATCGTGTGCCAGCCACCTTCACCGGTGTGTGCGTCTGCCCATTTGACAAGAACCATTTGATATTCGTCTTCATTCATTGTCGGACTCCGCTTCACCTTTGGCTTGACAGATCGGGCAGAAACGTCCTTCGTTTACTTCCCAGTTGAAACCACACTGGGGGCATTCGAGCCAGTTCTTAGGCGATGACATGGGTGCCATCTTACTTAAGTTCTCAGGCGGCTTGCTTTTGCTTGTCCCGCAAGGACTGCAACCGTTGCACAGCGACGAGGAACCTGTCCACATCAGCCTGCGGAACGATCACTTTGTAAAGATACTGAAGAAGGATTTCGATGTCTTGCGGTGTCATAAGGCCGCTGACAGTAGCACTACTTCCGTGTGCGTGGCTTCCGTTCTACCGTTGGTTTCACAACATTTTTTTCCAACACATCCAAACGTTGTTCGATACGGTCAATTGCATCACGCAACGAAGAACCACCATTGTTCGACATGTTCATTTCAACAACAGACACAGCCGATTCAATACGGCGAGCCCACTTAACAACAGGTCTTACAACCGTCTGGAAGATGATGCCGAGCGCACCGACCACTCCGCCCGCAGTAATGATCCACTGTGCGATAGTCACGACTTGTCCTGCGCCATCTCTGCCAAGGCAACGTGCCGGTAGACAATCGCCATAAGAACCAAACCAGTGCCGACAATGCCAACGAAACAGCCAATAAGAAACGCCGCCACATCAATCACCCTGCTGGCTTCAAACTTTTCCAAGTGGCCGCAAACTT